AATATGTCCCTATAAAAGGTTGCATCTGATTTACCAAATCAATACGATTACGTAAATTTTCAGCTTCCTTCATTTCCTCAAAATACTGATCTTGAGCAAATTTATACTGAATATTTTCTTTTAATTCAACCCAATCTTGTTCGGTAATAACACCTGTTAAGATTAATTGTGTTTTTAATATGTCATTAAACAACTGACTAAATTTTTTGCGGAGTCTACCAACAAACTTAGCAAATTTTAATTCGTCACGAGTAATCTCTGTTGCTCTACCAAATGAAATACCTTGTTGAGGTTGCATTCTTGATAAAGGAACGTTCAATGCCTGATATAGTTTATTCTGAAAATAATTAATATCATCAATCTGACCTAGATTTTCACCACCGGGTAATGTGGTAATTTCAGTACCACGACCGCCTTCTCTACGAGGCAACCAAAAGTCTTCAAGCATTGACATAAATTTACGATCATCTCTGATTTCGCCTGTTGCAGAATCATAAACAATCTTGTTACGGTAGCGAGCCATAATATCTTTTAAATATTGCTCTGCTTTTAACTTTGGCAAATTGCCAACGTCAATATAAAATATTCTTCTTTCCGGCGCTCTAGATAATCTATAAATTACCAAAGCATCTTCCATCATTTTTAATTGATTAACTGGTTTAATTGCCTTATGCAAATAACTCAGTACTACATTCTTTTCAGAATCATTCAAGCCAGAAGGAATATAACTAATTGAATCTAAAGAAATCTTTAAACCTTGATTTGCACCAGGAGTAGATGTAGAATAATTAGGTTGATAATTAATTCCTTTTTCATTATAGATGAAAAATTCTTCAATTGATTTAATTAAATCTACACCTGTTTTCTGATCCTTGTCCTTTTTAATTTCGCGAACTTTGCGAATTTTACGAGGATCAATTTGTCTTAATTCTATAATACCCCTTTTAGGGTTCTTTTCATCAATAATCTTTTGATAATAAATTCTGCCATCGACATACCATCTACGGAATATATCAAATCCCTTAATGTTAAATCCAAGTAATCTAATAATTGTGTTAAATTGATCTTGCATTGCCTTTTTAATATTATCAGGTAAATCAACACCTGTTAAATTAAGTTGGACTGGTGCTTCATCGTCAACTGCCGCAATTGCTTCTGTAACAATTTCATCAATTGCTGTAGAACAATCTGCATACATAGATGCTTCACGATATCGAGTAATTAGTTCTGCTTCCGACTTAGCAGTAGCATCCATTTCAAGATATGTGCCAAAATAGCCGCCACCTTGAACTGTTGCTGTACCATCATCAGTAGTAGGCGGCACGAACGATTGTGTTCGTGCCAGCTTGCTCACATCTTCACCACGGGTAATGGTATACCCAAATAAATTAATTGCCATTATTTAAATTCCAAAAATATTATAATATTGCAGACTGACCACTTAGCACATCAAAATGTTGATATTGGAATGTTGCGCCAAATGTCGATAGTTGATCGTTTGCAGAGAAGTCTAATCCTATAGGAGAGATATCCGTTGGGAATGCCCCAACCATACGATATCTTCTTAGATTATTGCCTGATCTGTCTAACTGATTAACAATTAGTGTTGCCTGATACTGTGAAGGATCGGTAACACCGGTTTTAAGAGAATTACTTTCTATTGCATTCATCCATTGCTCTAAACCATCTCTTAATGTAAAATCTGTATCATTAAGAATAGTGCAGGTAAATGGTGCAAATACTTTATCGCCTGCCAATTTAATTTCACGACCTCTGTAATATACAGGAGTAATTCCAATTGATTGGCCTGGTAATTCTGCTACAGTAACTAAAAAACTACTTGATCTTGCATATGCTGCGTTTAATGCGGCGATTGCAGGAGGAAATGTAAACTGAACTTCAAACTGATTGGGGCGTGCGCCACCATTCTTTAGTCTAGTTCTAAATTGATTAATATCGAATGTCGTTGCCATTTATGTTCTCCTTATTAGGCGCCAATTTCTTCAAAAGAAATTCCTGATCTAGCAGCAACAAATGTTAGAGATATAAAGTTAATAGAACGAGCAGGTTTGATATAAATATCAGCTCTGAATTCATTTCTATCAATTACATCACCAGTGTTGTTTGTTTCGTCGCAAATAACTCTAAAGTCTGAAATACCACGACGACCTTGAACATCTCTTAAGAATGGTTCTACTAGATTTTTAAATTGTGCTCTTGTAAATGGATCGTTAAATTCGAATAATTGGAATTTTGATGCTGTTGCAATAGCTTTTTCCAAAACAATAAACAATCTACGAACATTGATTCTATCAAATGCGCTAGGTTTAGCCAACATTGTTTTATCGCCGAATAGAACTGTCCCTTGTCCAGGGAATGCTACAACAGGATTAATACCTGCTTTGTATAGAGTATCTCTATCTGTTTTAGACGGATTAAATGCCAATTTAACAACATTTCTAATTTGACCGCGATTAAATCCACCAGGGCTGAACCAAGATTCTGCTAAGTCGTCGGTTCTTGCACAAATACCTGCAATATCGCCATTTAGAGTAACCCAACGATATTTGTCGTTGTAACGATCATACTGATATTTCCAACCAGAATCCATAATAGCATAACTAGAATTTACGCCGCCAGTTGTTGTAGATGCATTTCTCCAATTTACAACATTTGTTGCCTGTAATGACGGAGAAATATTAACAACTGATTCGTAACTAGGAGATAAGAATATTACACAATCTTTTCTATCTTCTGCAATTGTAAGAGCCGCACTAACAACTGCTGCTGTATTGCTCCAAGGACCCAACGGTATCAAACTAACATCATACAATTCGTCATTTGCGAATAAATTAAATCCAGCAATTACATTACCCGCAGTAACATTTGCTTCGTCGGACACACCTTTTGATAATGAAACAGAAACATTTGTGCTCAAATTAGCAAATGTTTTTCCTGAAACTGTTGTTCCCCAATTTGTGCCGGTTGTTGGATGATCTATAGACCAAACATATTCAGATTGTGTATTAATTATATCTTTATAATAGTTTGAAGATCCATCTGTGTTCTTGGAATCTGATGCCTTTGAAACATACGAATATTTTTCTAAAACAGTATCTCTAACACCCGACCAAGCTCCATCTTCATCTATAACAATAACGTGCAATTCGTCATTAGAACCAGCTAAAGTGCTAGCATAAACAGATGTGCCAGGAGCACTGTTAAATTCAGCTTGATAAGGCCATGCATTACCAGAAAATCCATTATACGCTGCCCACGTATTACCGTCAACCATTGAAACTTTTAATGAATTTCCCAAAGCACCAGGATATTTGGCAGCGAATTCGCCTAACCCATATCCACCACTTGATCTACTAGCAAGAAAATCGTCATAATTTTTAATTACAATTGCTGTTGCATTTGCGTTAGCAATTGCGTTTTTTGAGGTCGCTTCATTCACAACACGAACTAGTTTTAAATTGTTACCATACGTTAAAAAATTTGCTGCAGTAAAAAATGATGTAAAATTTTCATCATTCGGTCCGCCAAAATATTTTACTAAATTATTTTCCGAATCAACGGTGGTAACTTGCCCAACAGGTCCCCATTGGAAGGCGCCAGCAAATGCGCCGGCAGAAGTAGCAACAGAAGGGACTATTGCAGTTAAATCCTTTTCTTGTACTAGTACGCCTGGTGAGAGCTGAAATGCCATCTTATTCTCCTTAAAGATTTACATAGTTATATAACTATTTGATTACTATTTATTTATAAGTATAAGTTTTTAGACATTTTCCATCCATTTAGTTTTAAGTTTTTCCATTTCTTTTGCAGGATCCGCCGAAAACCACACATCATCATCCATAACCACCGGCTCATCCTTTTGCGGAAGGCCATCATTTACTATACCAAAAGGAGTTAGATTCTCCTCGATTTGCTTAAATTGTTCTTCATATAAGACTTTTCTAAGATTTGAATCTGTTAAATCTTTAAAGAACGGTTCGTTTGTTGCCCATGAGAATAATACAAGACACATTACCAAATCATCATGGTAACCTTCATCTGCCTTATGCGTTCCCCGAACTTCGATAAATGTAGAAATTTCTTCAATAATTTCAGGGTCATGTATTAGTAACTTTGTACCTTCTACAAGACTCTTAAATGTCGTTGTTCCTAGACGTTTAACTTGTTTAGTAGTTCTTACGCCCAGTGTTGCTCCTGGCGTAAATCCGCCAGAAAGATATTGTCCAGATTTACTGCTACTGCCCACAAAGAATACGTTTTCGTACTCTAAGTCCATATACAGCGAATCCGCTACTTGTTGTCCGTTATCGTTAATCTCTACCAAACAGTATGCCTTGTGGTAATCTTTAGCTACTTTGTAAATAATGTTGGGAAATAACAACGGACTAATTCTGTTACTTCTATATTTAGCTACTACAGTATAGGGATACGCAGTTATGTCTATAACAGTAAATGCTGAGTAATCTCCGCCGACGCCTCGAGAAGTATCAGCAACTAGCATATATACATGCTCTTCCTGCGGTTCTTCTAGAATATCTAATCCGTCTTTAGTATAAACAAACTGCTTTGTGGACATAGCAGCAATCGTATCGGGATTAATAAGTGTGTTAGATGAACCAAGGAATCTACATAAAACTTCTTGGTTAAACTTGAGTTCACCCAGCATTGATTTTTGTTCAGCTGCCCATTTATCATCTCTACCGGGAATTCTGTTATATGGGATAAACATTGGAACAAATCCATTTAATCCTTGTTCCGCTTCGTTCCAGAACTTCCAGAAGTGATTATATCCTAGCGGGGTAGATGTGAGAAGAATCTTTGTTGTCTGGCCTGCAGAAATTGTAGGATAAACAGAAGTAAAGAAATCTTCTGCAACATTATTTGGAATAATAGCGGCCTCATCAATATACAACCAATTTACAGATTTACCTCGAATACCAGATGAGCTTGTTGCTGCAGTAAATACTTTAGATCCATTCTCAAGTTCAATATCGCCCTTGTTGAATGTTTTAACACCTTGCTGCATCCACATAGGAAGCATCTCATACATTAGTTCGTATCGAGAAAGTACCTCTCGCGCAGCTGACGATTTATTCGCCAGAATAGCAACTGTTTTATTTTCTTGAAATAGTGTGTACCAAAGAATACATGCTGCAGATGTAATGGTTTTGCCTTGTTGGCGACCTTCCATCAGAATAACTTTACGATTATTAAGTATAACGCCTACTTTTTCTTTTTGACATTCGTAAAGTTTAAAACTAATAAGACCTTTATCTAATGAAACAATTTTACAATATGTTTCTATAAAATAGATAGGGTCACTCATACACCGCATTAACTCTTTAACTTGATCTGAGGTGTATTGTTGTACGGTTCCAATTGGTTTAAGATTGGGATTTCCGTTATATGATATTTGTTTATTGCTCAATTGTTCTGCCGTCGTCTTTGTTGCCTAGCATTTTCATTAGTTCCGCAGTAGAACCAGCAAATACAACATTATTATTCGTTGTTATATTTCTCGGACCATCGGGATCATCTTTTTTCAACTCTTTAGCTTTTTTCTGCAAATCCATAAGGTCTTTTGCTACATCAGAAACTGTTTTAATTAGTTGACCGGCAACTTCATATGTTCTAGGATGTTCTGAATTTTTAGCAAGCTCTATCATTTGATCTAAAGTATCTTCACTTTTATTTATAAGGTTGCGTAGAGTATTTCTTGCTAATTGATAATCATCTTCCTGATCCATTTTTCTTGATTCAGAATCACTAACCGCAGGTAAAGTAGTAGGCAAATCTGTTTCATCTACAGGAGTTATATCAAATAACGCATCTAGTTCAGGAATTTTTTTCATTAAAAATCTTCAATCGTATCTGTAAATCCTATATTATCACCCGGTTTGGCATCCAACGGATCAGGAGTTGTAGTTATAACATTTATTCTTTCAGATAAATTAGCATTATTAAATGTGCTTGCAACAACCTTCTTAATAATGCCTTGTTTATTAACAGGACCATAAAAATTAAGTTTCATTGTGAATGACAATGTCCAAATAATAGTTCGTCTATCTTCAAAATCACCATCATAATTATCTTCAAACGAAACTGAATCTAAAATAATAGGCAAATCGTTTTTAATATTTAACTGAGGAATTGACTTCATCGTTAAATTATAATCAGGATTAAAATATGGTAGGATTTGTTCTATAATTTGCAAACCATCATCTTGATTCTTAACGTACACATATAATTGTACATTAATATTGTACGGCGTGGGTGCATACTGTGAATCTAAAGTGGTTGTAGTTGAATTAACTGCTCTACTTTGTTGCACTGGACTTATTTTACGAT